AAACAATGGGACATTGGTAATATTGAAATGCATAAGAAAGAGCCTTAGCACGAATTTGCTGCACAAATTTCCGATGCCGTGCTCCTATCATTCCAATTTCCGTCCAACCAAAATTAAGAACTACTTTTACCGGGTCAGCAATGACTGTCTTAGAAACAGGATCATATAATTGACCACAGAAACTAGCCTCGTTTGGCCCACTAACATAAACGGTTTTAACAATCAAACCAAACTGCTCGTAATCTGTGACTGTAAATAAAGGACCATGATACTGGGCCAATAAATCATCACCTTCAACTAAAACGAACATAGGCAAACATTGTTTTTGCTCCAACAAATATAAATAGACCATTAAGTTGGCAAAACCATTTCCTAAACTAGTATTCATTTCGCCGGACATACGGCGAGCTTGCACCATTGCAGTAACATTACGAAATTTTAAAACATTTGTTCCTTTAAGAACCTGCATGATGTTTGAGAGATAATAAGAACTGTCAGGGATATCTTGTAGCATATAATAATACAATTGCTCTTCGCAAGATTCCATTAATTCCTTTGAAAACGAACATTCAAATGACGAATAATCAGTGTTTAAAGTATGAACAGCAACTTCATTTTTCACTGAAACATTATAGATAAAATTACTATCTATAAAGGCAGAACGTTCTGACACTGGAACTTTCTTAATAAACTCCGGTCGAGAAAATAACACATACTCAATTGATTTAAAATAAGGACCACAAAAAACTTTAAAGAAATCACTACGGGAGAAAATTCCACGAGCAAATTTATAAGTAGGGTAACCTTCATCTTTCAGAAAACATTTACAATAAGCCGATTTAAGTGGATAACCTTTGCTATCCATAAAAATAAATCCATTTTGCAAACTATAATCATAAAGCTTTTTCAATTCTATTTTTCTAGCCTCAGGATATTTGGCACCTAATAACCATTGATCCAAGGTTAAAACCTGATCTGGTCTCAAAGGCACCAAATTACTGCGCAACCAACGCAGTGTGAACTCTTTTAATC